TGCTGATACAGAAGAAGATGCATTTGAAATGGAGGAACTTTTAATAGCCTTAATAGGGAGATCCGACCTTGGGTTAGGTACTCTATTTAATTTAACTAATGGTGGTGACGGGTTGTCTGGCCACTTGTTTTCAGAAACTCATCGTGCAAAAATTAGCGCAGCAAATCAACATCGCATTGTATCGGCAGAGACAAGAGCCAAAATCGGGTTAAAATCATTAGGTAGAATAAAGTCTGAAGAATCGAAGGATAAAATTTCAAAAGGCAATAGTAAGAAGAGGCCTATCAGAACCGACGAGCACAAGAAAAATTTATCGTTAGCCAATATGGGTAGGAAAACATCCGACGAAACTAAACAAAAAATGAGCATCTCAAGGAAAGGAGTTCCTAAATCAGAAGAGACAAAAGAGAAAATGAGACTTGCCGCATTAGGTAAAAAAAGATCAGATGAAACTAGAGAAAAGATAAGCAGAGCAAGAAAAGGTAAAAGTTTGAGCGAAGATCATAAAGCGAAAATTTCGGAAGGATTAAAACGCTGTAAGAATCACGAGAGATAAATATTATTGAGAAGCAAGGATTTTTCATCTTCAGACCACGCCATGGTTTATTACTCCAGTTCTTGCTTCTCACCCATGTCATAATAACTATATTTTCACCTAATTAAGCCCGTTTGCATTCCGCAGTGTTAACGGGCTTTCTTTTGGGCTTCTTAGGATAAAGAGGCAATCCACAAACATAACGAATGGGATAGACTGTGATATGCCTGCTAAAGATTTTGTTAAACTCTTCTTTAGACATATCACTACTCCTTAAAATAACATAAAGAATTGCGTTGCGTTATATGTTGGTGGCGGAGATCCGCTTGCTGAAGGTGCATAAAACGGATATCCCCGATAGTAAAAATCCAAAGTAGTTGTATCTACTGTAGACTTTACTAGGGGTGCATAAGGATATCCTCTGCGAACTAAATCTAACCCAACCAAATCAGTTTGTACAATTGTAGTCATATCTGCCTTAAGTTATAGAGATATCATCTAACCATGCGTTGCTTCCGCTAGGACCATACGCATACCCTAATATTTCAACTACTCCATTTTCTGTTGCAGTTAAGTTAATGGAATATTGCGTCCATGTATTAATTGCATTGCTTGCCTCGACATAAACATCAGAAGCGATACCGCTAATTTGGCCGCCCACACATTTAATACCAGGAATGCAACTTACGTTATCCCTGCGCATCCAGATAGATACTGTAGTTGATACTCCGCTTGCAAGATACACACTAGCAACAGGCATTGTTATAGAATAATCATAAGACTTCGCATATACTGGGGAAAATTTCCAAGATATACCAGATGCTGTATTTCTAACGGTTGCATCAGACTGAATATTACCAACAGGGTGATTTATACGAATATCACTAGGTGTATTATTATAGTTTTGATATATAAATCGAGTTGGTTGTCCAGTTGCTGTGGATGTAAGCCATGTACTATTAACTAAAACAATACGTCCATTTTGTCCGGCCGTCCTAACTGTATTACCATTATTAAATGTTGTAGAGTAAGATGTGCCAGTCTGGTATAAGCGAACATCATTAGACAATCCAATTAGCATTGCATAATATCCAGATAAAGTCGACGCACTAATATTTCCAACGAATACATCGGAATCCGAACTAGTAGTAATAGCAAACGCAGCACCATTATTAGGAATACCTTGTGAGTTTCCGATAGTCATCTTGCTTGATACTAAGTTAGATTGTGACACTGATACTGCTGTGATTGCAGTGTTATTCTTATTAGGGTAAGATGTATCACCTAAGTAAACATTTCCATAAAACATCCCACCTGTATTAACATAGTTTTGTACATAATTCTGCTTGCAATTTGTAATAGCAATTTTGCTATTAGTATATGCAGACGTAATGTTTAACCCATTTGAACCATTGTTGCAAACATTGGTAGCAATAATAGAAGAAGCAAACATATTCGAATTTGCTGCGACTTGTACGCCGTGAAAAGCATTGCTATGAATATTATTGATTAGGTAGTTATGATTAGGTTGATCGCCACCAGCAAATGTTAATGCTACTGCACTATTAACCATGCCGCAGAAATCTTGAGCAATAATAGTAATATCACGCCCGCCACCAGACTGATAGTAACCAGTGTTAAAGTTTACTAAGTTGATATCAGTGAATGTTAAGTAACTTCTGTTAGACTGGTTTGAGAATGCATAAGCAAGACCATTACCACCATTAATATAGGTTTGGCCAGTTTGTGTCGACATATTAGTCGAATCCCAGCCGCCACTATATGTGATAGGTAAGCCTGCAGAACCAGATTTAGACAATGATCCCCAGGTTGTATCAGAAGTTGCCGTACCATGGTAAGATGCCGGCAGCACTAATGGTTGTCTAAAGTATAAGGTTTGTGTCCCTGTTTCCAAAGTACCGAATCCAACCACTTGTGTAGATGATGGCCCCCATGAATTTTGAAAAGATGAGGAATCTATATTTTGTATAGGATACCAAGGACCTTCAGGCGCAGCAGCAAATAATGTATTGTGGTCCATAGCAGTACCACCTGTCGCGTTTACCGCAACAATATTATCTATTTGAATAGTTTGTGCTCCGGTATTGGATGCTCTACTTAATGACAATGATTGAATTTGGCCCGCAGTTAAAGTTGCTCCTAAATCATAAGATACTGTAACCCAAGTATTCACAGCCTTAAAGGCTGGAAGAGGAATGGTGTATACAGGTGTTGCACCAACAGTATCAGAGCATAAACGTAATGTAAAATTACCAGCCGTAAGAACAGTGCCTGCAGATTGGCGAAATTTAAAAGTTATACGATTAAATCCACTGCCATCATAGCATCTCCAATAGCCAATGAGACCCGTAGTAAAACCAGCCGCAATGGTAAATTGTGCTGACTGAGCGCCAACTACCTGAACACCTTTGAGATATGCAGCAGTAACGTTAGTTGAACCGGTAGGAATTCTAAAATCAGGCTTCCAATAACTTAGTGCACCATTATTAGTAAACAGGTAAAAAGTGTCATTAAATCCTGCAAGCATAAACCAAGACGCGGCAGAGTTAGTAGGTCCAATTGTAGAGCCAGTGACCCAGGTTGCACCATTATCTTCAGACAAGGCATATACGGCTGAACTTGTTTGGCCAGCGGTAAAACACATGTAGCCGCCAGCATAGGCTACGTCAGACCAGAATGCTGCTGATGGCATAGTTACTGTGCCCCAAGTAATACCATCAGCACTCTTATAGATACTAGATACGCTCGCACCTGCACATAGCCAATACGAACCATTAGAATATTTGATGCGGAATACTGTTGCACCAGTGTTTGTTCCGGCGTTCCAGGAAGTACCATTATTAGTTGAGTAAGTAGTTAACCCAGCGGCTGTTGTTGCCACTATCGTTGACCCGCCAGGTGCACTAGTAATGCTACTCCAAGACCCAGATCCAATAGAGTTAGATGTCCAACTAATACCATCTGCAGAATAGTACCCAACGTTAGTGCCAACGACTACAAAATTAGTACCATTAAATGTAATTGCAACTATTGAACCTGGAAATGTTCTCGCAGTCCAGGACCCTGGTAAGCCTGTTGGGCTAGTATAATAATTAGATGTGTTTTTTGCTAAAACTACAAATAATCCAGCGCCATACACTATAGATGAAATACCAGCACTAACTGTAACAGGGAATGTCCCTGAATACCAGTTGAGCATGTCGTATGTGTATGCATAACTAGTGCTAGAACCACCAATAACAGAAACATAAGTGCCATTACCATAAGCAATAGCATAAGTTGCATTACCACCGTTTTGTGTGTTAATACCAGCGTACCATCCGTTAAAATTGTTCATAACGGAACCAATAGGTGAGGATGTTACTATTGAGTTAGTAATAGGAGATGTATTACTATTATGGAAGGTAGCAGTTAACCCTGTTGCGACGTAATCTGGTGATTTAATTACTCTAACAGTGTCACCAGCAGCCAATGCCTTAATATTAATACCTGCTAAGGTTAAGCAGCGGTTCGCAAAAGTCGTACCGTCATTGGCGTCATTACCATTAACAGGATCTAAATACCAGGTGCTCATAATGTTTCCTCGGGTTCTTTAACGGTTACTTCCTTGCCGTTGTAGTTATAGTTCAAAATCAAATTATCATATTGCGGTCTATCCTCAAACGCCAATGCCAATACCTCTAAACATAGGTCTTGATATTGCAATGGGGTGATAACCAAAGGTAGTGACTGCGCTTCACAATCACTAAGAAATGCTAGTATACTCATCTTTAGAATCCTTTAATCAATGCTATTACATCATATTTACTAGCAGCAGCATTGTAGATGAAACCTATTCTATCAATCTTACTAGGTGTATTAGTTAGTGTAATCCCTGTGATGTCAGTACCAAAGCGAACATTAGCGGGCCAGGTCGAAGTTCTACTTCCCGTTGCATCTTGAATTACTTCTAAGATACATTTTTGTCCGTCGACTGCACCTGTGAATGTTGGTGTCATATTACCTGTAAGTGTAATACGTGCAACATCCACACCATCCCAATCAATAGTTGGTGTGGCAGAATATGCCACTGTACTTACTACTGTTCTATAAGAAGCACCAATAGTATCTGTAGAAGTAAACTCAGACAACCCGATGGCATTGTTGCCTCCATCAAATAATCCTTTAATAGGTAATTTGTTTGCCATGATTTAATCCTTAGTTATAAAAGTTAGGTGCTTTATTCTTAGTAGCGAATCTACTTGCTTGATAGTGGATGTCAGAACAGAATACGGAAACTGCATCAGTATTTGTATCTGCGCCATTTGAAGCATCTCTATAGACACGCACAAGTATCAATGAGTCTGGTTCTAACTGTCCAGAACCAATTCCAGTTGAAATCTCAGCAACATTGTGGTAATATTGACCAGGAGATGCTTGGGTTACTGTAACAGTTGTGCTAGTTGGGAATGCCATTTGTTGGTGTCCCTTAGCAATCGAATACTCAAATCCCCATACGACATTACCAGTGCTTGTACCAGGACTAGACCAATGTACGTGTAAGTATACAGGAGTACCAGGAGCATAATCGTGATTAATGTGGAAGGTCAACCAGCATTCATTCATAACCGTTGCACTGAATTGATATGCATTGATTCCATCGCGGAATGTACCCCAGGACGGGCTATTAGACCCAGCACCACGTACGGTAATGTCAGCAATAATATCACGCCATCCATAGTTACTAGCGGAAGTATAAATGTCAGCATTAGAACCAAGAGTTAAACTTGTTGCTAGAGATAATTGATCTCCTGTAGTTGCACCGCTTAATGGAATGTTAGATGTAGATCCAGATGCAGTAGTAAATGGTACGGCATCATTACCATAACCCCAGGATACGACAGCACCATCTGTCTTAATGTATTGGCCAGCATGACTTGTTGGATCAGGAATACCATTACCTGTAAGACCTGTTGGACCTGTAGCACCGTCAGCACCTATTGGGCCAGTGGCACCTGTGGCACCAGTTAAGCCAGTTGGTCCAACATCGCCTTGAATACCTTGTGGTCCTGTTGCACCAGTTGCTCCTGTTAAACCAGTTGGCCCTGTTAATCCGGTTGCCCCAGTTGGTCCAGTGGCACCAGTTGCGCCATCGGCACCTATTGGGCCAGTAGGTCCTGTTGCACCATCTATACCTGTAGCACCCGTAGCACCGACTGGTCCTGTAGCACCTGTTAAACCTGTAGCACCAACATCACCGGTTACACCTGTCGGACCAGTAGGGCCTGTGGCTCCATCAATGCCTGCTACTCCGGTTGCGCCAGTTAAGCCAGATGGACCAGTTGCCCCATCAGCACCTGTTAAGCCAGTAGGCCCAGTTGCACCAGTCAATCCAGTTGCGCCCGTAGCACCTACAGGTCCGGTAGCACCAATTTGACCATCATTACCTTGAATGCCTTGTGGGCCTGTAGCACCAATTGCACCATCAGCACCAGTTAGGCCAGTAGGTCCAGTTGCGCCTGTAGCACCAGTTGCTCCGACAGCACCCACAGCACCAGCAAGGTTTACCACCCATGCAGAATATGTTTCTCCAGATGCATTAGTTTTGTCAATTGTACCGCTTAATACACCAGTTGACGAATTGTAAGATGTAACAGTAAAGTGTACATGATCAACTGGGTCAAGTGTAGGTGTAGCAATTACTGTTTGATTAGCAGAATATGCAAGACCAGGATCTACAGTTATTGTAAATGTGCTATTAACACTACCAATAGTAATAGAGGAAGTGGATGTGGATTGATACTTGTCACCTTGTAGTCCCGATGGACCTGTTGGACCAGTAGCGCCAGTTGCTCCTGCTACACCAGATGGACCAGTTGCTCCTGTGGCACCATCAATGCCTGCCACACCGGATGGACCAGTAGCGCCTGTTAAACCAGTTGGTCCAGTTGCGCCTTGTGGACCAGTTGCACCAGCAGGACCTTGAATAGGACCAACGTTATCCCATGTATTAGATGTACTCCATACATAACCATTACCATCAGCAGATACAATGTATAAGTCACCAACGGATGCACCAGCAGGTAAATCACCTACAGTAGGAACAGCACCTTTAAGAACCACAGATGTACCAGCAAGACCAGTAGCGCCTGTGGCACCCGTTGCGCCTACAGGACCAGTTGCTCCTGTGGCACCATCAATGCCTGCCACACCGGATGGACCAGTAGCGCCTGTTAAACCAGTTGGACCTGTAGCACCATCGACACCAGCGGGACCTGTAGCACCAGTAGCGCCTGTTGCGCCATCAATACCTGCTACGCCCGATGAACCAGTAGCGCCTGCAGGGCCAGTTGCGCCAGCATCACCGGTTACACCAGTTGGACCTGTGGCACCAGTATTGCCCTGGATACCCTGAATGCCTTGGATACCTTGCGACCCAGTTGCTCCAGTTGCACCTGTTAATCCAGTAGGCCCTGTTGCGCCTGTAGCGCCAACTGCGCCCGCAGTACCAGCGTCCCCTTTATCACCAGTGCGTGAATTACTCCAGGAATAAACTGCACCATTAGTTAAAGCACCAGAACCAGCAACGTAAGTCACCCCAAGAGTTGTTAATGGTGGTGTACCATCAGTATAAGAATTAATCCTAAAAACATAACTAGAGCCAGTACTATTTGTAATAGTGATGTATGACTTGATCGTACTTGTACTATCATCCCAGGATTGGATGTAATTTAGTGACGGGTGATTTTGATTAATAAAAATCGATGTCGCCAATGCCGGAGTTGCATTGTTAAATCTAAATCCACCGCTAGATGTAGGAGCACCGCTTGTAGTGCTTTCAAATATAAAATACAAACCAGAAAATGGACCAGTTGCTCCTGTAGCACCCGTTGCACCTGTAGCACCGACACCAGTGGCACCTGTCGCCCCTGTGTTGCCCGTAACACCTTGAATACCCTGAATGCCTTGTGGGCCAGTTGCTCCCGTAGCGCCAGTTGCTCCCGTAGCGCCAACACCTGTGGCACCTGTCAAACCAGTTGGTCCTGTAGCACCTTGTGGACCAGTGGCCCCTGTAGCACCATCAATGCCTGCTAAGCCTTGTGGCCCAGTTGGACCAACAATTTGACCAGCATCATACCAAGCAGAGCCATTCCATACCCATAAGTTGCCATCAAATTCAACGATGTATGCATCATTTGCTGCATTTCCCGACGCTGGCAAGTCAGCAGTAGTTGGTACACCACCCTTTAAGTTAACGCCGATGCCCTGTGGTCCTGTTGCACCTGTTGGGCCTACATCTCCCTGAATGCCTTGTGGACCAGTAGCGCCCGTTGCACCAGCACCTGTTGCACCTACGGGACCAGTGGGTCCAGTTGGGCCAGTGGCACCTACTCCACCTTGTACGCCCTGAATACCTTGTACTCCCTGTGGACCAGTTGGACCAGCAGGACCTGTTAAACCAGTAGGTCCGGTTGCGCCAGGAGCACCTGTATCACCAACAACGGTAATACTGTCATAACTAATTGTAATTGGGAATATACCGCTTTGTACTGTTACGTCAGAGGTTTCTTCTGTGATTGTTACTTGATATGTCATGAGTGATCCTTAAACGGTTAATGCAGTGTATGCTGGATCTAATGTTGGGTCACCAACAGTTACCCCAGGCTCATAGCATTGAATAAGTCCCCAGCGATGGGAGACAGTCTGAACTGGAACGTTTGCATCACTCCAAGTCAATGAGAAAATAGTAATTGGTACATTTTGACGTGCATCAGGCACGATTGGTCCTGTGTACATATTAGCAGGAAGAACTACTTTAAGTGTACCTTCTACTGCATTGATAACAGTGGGAGAATTTGTTGTAACCAGTTGCATTGGGAAAGAACCAATAACAGAACTCTGACTGAAATTGGGTGCACCTGTATTACGATTAAATGCGATTGCATCCACAACTAATGTTTGGTAGTCGGCTTTGAATGTCCAACCTGTAATGTCTTTGTGGAAGTTATAAACTAATGTTCGTTGGTTGGATGGAAAAACTTGTTCAATTTTTACTTGATCCGGCCCGCCAAGATATTGGTCGAATGATAGTACGCCTGCGATGATATATTCTCCTTAGGGAAATGTGCCGTGCACTGTGGTGCAGGGATTATGAATATTTATACCATAATGATTATGCATTGTAGCAGCACTATGTTATAATCAAGAATGATAAACTTAGACAAATTTTGGTCCAAAATAGATAAATCAGGACCATGTTGGGAATGGACTGGACGATTATCCAGGACCGGCTATGGAAATTTTGACGTAGACCAAAAACCAACTTATGTTCACAGAATTTCATTCGAACTTGCTAATGGTCCTATAACTAACGGACTGCATGTATTGCATCAATGTGATAATCGAAAATGTGTAAATCCATCACATTTATTTTTAGGCACGCAGCAAGACAATATGAAGGATATGAATGCTAAAGGAAGACATAAATTCGGAAGGCACCTAGGGACAAAGAACCCAAGTGCAAGATTGACTGAACAACAAGTATTAGAAATTAGATCTCTTAAAGAATCTAGACACGCACTGGCAGCAAAATACCAAGTAGCAGTATGCACTATCGACGATATTAAATCGCGCAAAACCTGGAAACATATCTAAGGGGCAACTGAGGCTGCCCAACTTAGTTATTTATGGTTTCGGAATGTCTAAATTAATAGCATTAGTATTAAAAATCTTTAAACGGGTTCAGGAGAAAGTAATCTACATATTCAAGGACTTCAACATGGTTTTTTGTAACCCCGTCAACAGTTAAAGTGTAAGTAATTGTTGGGCTAGTATAGGTAGGTGGTATTGGGATACTGTAAATATTTGTACCTTCAGCATAAGTCCAATTAATACCAGACTGTAGAATCTGGTTAATACAGTCGTAACTACCAACAATAGTCAATGGTGTCGACGATATTCCTATGGGTGAAACATAACTATATCCAAAAAGACCAGACGTACCAGAAATAGATGTTGGGACCCATTTACCGTCTGACGAAAAATCTGTCCCAATACTAACATACCCAGCACTGCAACTAATAGATAAGGAATATTCACCGCTAATTGATGAATCGTTTTTAATCACCATCTTCTTTTTTAAAGAACCACTTGTGGGTATGCCAACCAGGTTAGTGGAGACAACACTAGCAGATAATATACCGCTGGCATAAGGACCAGGGTCAACAGGGTATCTTAAAACAATAGTTGTAGATGTTGAACTATGCATTTGAAATTTTCCATTGTATGAAGACGGTGTTACCCCATACACTCTGTACCATTGTTGTGTGGTAGGCAAAGTATATGCTGAATTTAAAGTATAGGTCACTAACCAAAAAGAACCGTTAAACGTTTTTGTCGGAGGTGTGTTGGCTAGAGTATAACCCGTGGTATTAGGTTTTACTGTCCAAGGCTCGTGTTCATTACAACTGGTTAAGTATGAACTTGCAGGCTTAGGTGTAATAATTGCACGCCCAGCGGCGAAAAATCCATCAATATCGCAAATTCCAGAATCAGAAGGCCTTGTAGCCGATCTAGTAACTCCACTCTGGTCAGGTACCCAATTGCTGCCGTCCCACATTAAATAATCGTACAGTACTGGAGCAATACTCAACGTATTCACATCGTTAAGATCATTAATGATAGAGATATTCCCATTAGTGGTCCCAGGGATAGTAATAGTAACACTATTTCCTGTTTGTGTTATAGAACTAATTCCGTTCCCAGTGAAGTTAATTTCAGTAGCACCATCAGTAACTATTGTCTCATTATATTTTATACCTAATGTTTGGCTACTGATCGTATTACCAACAATACTAATACCTGTACCCGGGACTAAATCCGTACTAATTACATTTCCAACAATACTAATACCTGTACCAGGGACAATATTTGCACCAGTTGTAACATTTATTACATTATCAATGATCTCAAGACCACCCCCAGCAGTGTAACCAATGTCCACAATAACATCATTGTTAATTGATGTTACCGTCTTAACTCCTGTACCAGTAAATTCAATATTTGCCGCAGTAGGTGTTATTGTATAACCGTTGTGTGTGATACCGAGTAACGTTGTACCAGCATTTGCTTGAGTAACTAGATCAACACCTGTTTGATCATTAAATAACCCAAACACTTGGTCAAATATAGAACCAATAGATACATTACCCTTAAACAACTGATCAAGATTGTTTAGCAAATAGTTTACTGCCAACGTACTAATCAATGCACCTGTGGCGTCGTATACGGCAGTATCTTGTCCGATGCCGTCAGTAATTTGTTTTGGTGCATAGTAAACAACACCGCTCGGATCAGAATATTGACCAGCAGTAGTTGTGTTGATACCGCGTGACTTAATAAGGAAGTTACCTGTACCCAATGTGCTTACATCCAATGACACAGCAGTACCATATGTAAATGTAGTACCATTCGTTGGTTTAACAGTGCCAAGTAATGTATAACTGCGAGTAGAGTCTACATTGTTGCCTGGTGGCACATCTCTTGTATACCAGAATTCCATCGCTTCAACAATACCTGTTGGCGATGTACTTGTTACCGTAATCTTAGGTAAAGATGCAACCTCTGTCTTAACTACTTCTGGTAGTCCTGGCTTTCCAATCGACCCAATGCCAATAATACCAGTGCTATTAGACACAACATAGCGATATAAATCAGCAGTGCTATACACATTCTCATCATACTCCAATGCTGTAATGTCCAATTGAATGGAACCATCATCTGCATCCTTCTCAATTAAGGAAGTGATACGGAATTTCTTAGCAGTAAATCCATAAATGTCACTTGTAATATCAATGACATTACCTGCTTTAAGCCCTAACTTACTAAAGTCACTTGTAAAGCGGATGATCTTATCAATACGTGATTGCTTTAAGTTTATAGTTCCGAGTAACTGCGCTTGCACTGGGTCATTAAGAATGTCGAACTGCATGTCAAGACTATTGATAGGCTCATTAATATTGCGTGATCCAATAGGAATCTCAACGTTAACATAATCTAAATTGTCTTTAAGATCGACGTGGGGGAATTGACACTTAACTTGGTTATATAGTTCATTGATGTCAGTCCCAGATACTGTAATGGGCCCAATGATATTTGCATCAGTAAAACTTGCTACTGATGTATCAGACTTATTAATTACTACACTCCATTTACCGTCATGTGAATCATACGATATCCAAGACCCACAAGCAGTTGCCATGGACTCCAGGTTTTGCATAACAGTTTTGTCAGTGCTAACAACTCCATTAAATGCATAGCGGTAAGCAGACGTTACTGTACTACTTGTCGCAGCATTGTAATAAGGAACACCTGTTGCACTAAAGGTATTCAGTTCACTTAAACTATTCATTATGTATTGATCTCCGTAGATGGGATGCCAGCACCATAGCGTGTATTGGTCATATAGTCATATAAACAATCACCAGGCTTGGTCATTGAGTTTGTAATTTGGAATTTCATATTTGGTATATTAGTAATTCCTTTATCCTTATTATAAGTGACACGTACTAGTGCAAAGATCAAGTCATTCATCATATATGTGAGGTCCCATCCAGGCATCACAGCATAAGCATTTTGCAAACTATTATTTGTGTATCCACTAGGTACGACAGGCGATGTGCTGTCACCGACAAAGCAGTATACTTTAATTAGATCCTGTGCACTATAGTCAATATTACCGTCTCGGTCAGTTGTATAGTCAACAGTTATACCATCTGCTTTGAACACAATGCGTTGGTCATTCATGTATACATCATTAAATGTAAATGTACTCTGCACACTATCACTTAATTTAATACCAGTCTTCTCGGCAATAGTTACAGCATAGGTAATAACTTGGTTAGAATTGCTCGCTTGTGCATCTGTAATAATACCACCTAAATGAGTCATACCATATACGATAGGTATCTTATGTTCTGGATCTGGATCAACTTGGAGGCGTGCCCCGTAGTCAGGGTTATTAGATTCAGTTGCTGCCGACGATTGATTATCAGCATTTACGCTTGCTGTCATCCTGTTAACAGCATACGCTAGAATAGCAGTGCGGGCAAGTTGTGACCCGACGCTCTTACCACCAAGCCAAGACCCTACTGCTTGTAATCCACTTAAGAAACTCATATCTATAAACCTTATTAACTAAGTTATTTATGGGGCGCCGAAGTTGAAGTTACTGTTACGTAAGGCTACAACTCTATCGAAAGATTTGTCGGTTGAATATAAAGATTTTTCGTCACGCTCATTTGTTCTACGACCACTAACTTTATTATTCAATACGTCAACAGCACTACTGCATGTCATAAGAATCTTATTAGATTGTGTGCGAGACATCATATCTATTTCTTCCTCAAGAGAAAAGTTAGATACAATACCTTGAAAGCGTCCTGCTGGGTTACCACTAATTGCTAGTTGTGTGCCCGTTGCTGCATCAAAGAATACTCGCCATACTTGTATAGGGCTACCTTTCAATTTAATACTTAATACTTCAGCAATGGACGAATTAGGTATCCCGGATATACTAATACTCATGTTGCCTTGTGTAGCACGAATAGAACTAGTAGTATCTGTAATCGCTAATAATTGACCAAGGGGTTGATATATTTCGCCATTAATAGTTTGCGATTGGTAGTAATCAGAGAATCGTAAGACTTGATAATCAGGTACATCGATTCGAACGAACATACCTGTTGCAATTTGTTTGTAAGATGATAGGTTGATTGTCATTATGCTACATACTCAATAAATTCAAATGCACCTGACCAACTAACTTGATTACGTGCAAATACATTCCACTGCGGAAGGTTAGTACAAATAACTGTATAGTTGGATGTTGCAGATGTAAACCAGGTACCATATGTACCTGCCGATATAGTAACTGTGCCAGGCGTGTGGCGACCAGCGGCCTCGATTGCTTCGATGTAAGTCTTAGCAGTATCCCAGGCCATGCCGTCAGGCAACTTAACAGTGAATCTCTTTTTGTTGTTATTACGAACTACTGTGCGAACCGTAAAGTCCCTGGCAATAGTTTGTGATGTAATAGGTCGCGAGTCTATACTAATATTCTCGGCGTTGTCAAATACGTATTGGAATGCAGTTGTTGTCATTTATAATCCTTTAATCTTAGCGACGAGCAGTATCACGCGAACCAGCCATCGCCACAGCATGAATGAAACTCGGATCTTGTGCAATCAATGCCTGGAACGAACGTGCGTCAACAGCGGAGATATTGTATGTTACATTTTGCCCACCTAAAGCAGAATTAGGAGTAACAGTGCCATTGCTTGCTGGTGTAAACAATTCAGGACCGCGTTCGCCGACAATATAACTGCGATTAGATGAAGCAGGACCGCCGCTTGCTAAGAAGCCAGGAATGATCTTGCCACCTAATAGCCCGCCAGACTTACCACCCATCTTAATACCGCCAAATAAATTAGAAATAGTTTGTTGAAGTTGCGAACGCAGTAATGTGACTAGCATGTCATTTACGAATGACTTCCACTCAAACTTACCAGTCTTAGCAAAGTTGACAATCATATCTTCCATGCCCTGTGTCGCTTGATTGAAAATATCCCTTGCTCGTTGTGCTGCGTTAGTTGCGTTCTCAGCATACTCATTAAATGCCTGTGCCCAACCTGTGCTGAAGTCACGAGAGTTTTGATATTCTAAATCAACAATTGCCTTAAGATCTTCGGCGCCTTTAATAGCAGCATCATAATATGCCTTAACTTCGTCAGCAGTTAACTTGCGACCGACTCGTGCTTCCTCTGCTTGTATTGCCGCACGAGCACTTGCCTTAGCAGCAGCCTCAATGTCATAATACTTCTTCTCAATGGTAGTCATTGTTGACTTAGCAATTTCATCTTGAACTGAGATGATCTGATTTTGTAAGTCAATCTCACGTTGAATTCCATACAAGCGAAGTTGTTCAATGCTCTGTAGTCTATTCTGATTCTCAATGACACGTTTGATACGCTCTTGTTCAGCCGCAGCCAACTCTTTAACCTTGGCGATTTGTGCATCATACTCAGCACCTAATCCAGCAGCCTTTTCTTTGTCTGTTAAGTTGGCTTTAGCATCAGATAACTCTTTGATCTTAGCAGTAGTCCGACCAATTAAATCCTCTTGTGCACGAGATACATCAGCATAGTCCTTAGACTTGCCAATCAACATGTTCTCTAAGTTGATGTTATTAATAATCTCTGCATTTTGATTTACAAACTCGTCAGTCATGCCTTGCATTTCACGACGTTGTTTAGCAATAGCAGCGGCAAAGGCCTTTGCTTCTTCAGATATTTCTACTACACGTTTTGTTCTTGGTGGTGTTTTACCAGCATTACCTACTTGGTGCTTCATTACACCTTCAGCAGTTGGCGACTTTAAACCAGGGTCAGAAGCAGGAGGCTCAGGCATACCAGCCTTAAGACCTATGAACCTCTTAAATGCATCATAAGCATTGCTTACTTTATTAGTAAACCAATCAATGGGACTGAAGTCGAATGCTTTCTTAATAATCCAATCCAACGCAGTTATGCCAGTAATCAACCAACCAATGAATGGAATCATCTTAGCGAGACCAACACCCATAAGAGCAAAACCGCTACCAGCAGCAGCAGACCCAGCAATTAAGAATCCAAATCGTTTACCTAATGTCGCCAAAGTTAAACTAATCTCAGCAAACAATTGCTTTAGTGTTCCAGATGCTAGCCATGCTGGTATTGCTTGCTTTGTTAAGACAGAGAATGCTATTTTAAAAGTATCCCCCATATGCTTTAAACCTGTAATGAAGGTTGCAAAGCCAGCAGACAGTGTAAAGAGCCCAGTCTTAAATAGTGCAAAAGCAGATCCTACTACAGCAACAATACTACCTACCCACTGCAATGCCTTACCAAGTGCTAACAATCCAGTAGCGGCAGCACCAATCTTAACTACAGCATCAATAAATTCATCAACTTTTTTCTGATCTAACTTATTGACAAAGTCCGCCAATGGCTCAATTGCTCTAAGAATAGAATTACGGAAAGTTGTCATGCTACGTTCAAACTTATCCATTGTTGCTGCGGCTGTTTCAGCACTACCAGCATAGGCATTTTGTGAACTGATTGCGGCATTTAATCCAGCAGCAACACCAGGGGTATCGACTCCCTTAAGTGCTTTACCAAATACGTCTGCTTGCGCGGCTGCTCTCTTAGATGCATCAGATATTTGTGCAAGGCCATCGATAGTTTTGCGTAGTAATTCTTCTTCAGACAAGTTACGCAAGTCTGACATTGATACACCAACTAACTTGAATGCATCTTGTGCTTTTTGCGAGCCAGCAGCGGCATCACCAATGTTTTGTGATAACTTTAGAATTGCCTCACGTGCCTTCTCAGCCTCGCCACCATTTTGTTGAACTGCTAAACTGAATCCAGCGATGGTTGCAGTAGCAATGCCAGTTGCATTCTTAAGGTCAACGATAGCATCAGCATACCTAACAGCACTAGCAACAGCAGCACCAATAGCCAACCCTGACAATGCGCCTTGTAACTTACCGAAACTAGCAGTTAAGCCAGCAACTTTTCCTTGCAGTGATGTTAATGCTGCATTAGCGGCACTTGTATTAACTCCAACTGTATAACTTAAATCTGCCATATTATTTCTTTCTCAAAATCTGATCTGTCTTAGTTTTAATAAACTTCTCAGTAGGCTCAACCATACCTTTAGGGGCTTGACGAGAATAACCCTCATCTAACCTTTGTGCATAATCATAGTTGGCTTGTATTTCATTTCTCACTAACCTTGTACTGCGACGAGCATTGCCAGTTCTTATGGGCGTTGCTTTCTTGAATACATCATATGCTTGCTGTGGTAACTTAGCCAACTGTGCTTGCATACGCTTTGTGCTTGCAGTAATATTGTCTTTAACTGTTAGTGATATTGCCATACTTGTTCTACCTGTTATGTTATTTAACTGTATTCAGAATGGCTTTAAGTTGGTCTTGTGAAAAGTCTTCTGGCTTCTTCTTAGACTCAGGATTTAATCTAGCATTCTCTTGCTCATTCTTGTAGTTGTGCCACTTGGTACTAGTATCTAAGACTTTAAGATCAAAAGTAGTGCAACGTTCAAGTGCCTCTGATGGGAGACAATTATACCTATGTGCTAGATTATCCAGCGTAATAAGCATCATTGTCTCTGTATCATTGGGATCAAACGCTGAGTCAGTTACTTTTTTCCCAGCAACTCTACAATCTTACCAATAGCGCCCATCAATGTGTCTGTTGGTAACATGATTTCACCCTGGATAATTTGCTTGCCATCTTCATTAAGGATCAATGTGCGGACGATATCAATAACGGATGCTGCGCTATCTTGCGTCACGGATGCTAACTTCATGAATACTTCAAGAGGCTGGCGGTCCCAGGTGTGGAATGTAAGTGGTTCTCCATATGCTGCAATTGTATCTGCATCGTCAAGAGTAAGTTCAATAAGTACCGGTTTGGAAGCAAGTGATGCTAATTTCATTTGTAATCGTCTTTCTGTAAATCGTGTCGAACAATAAGTTCATTTGCTAGGACTACTAGGAATCCTAATCTGCTTTGTGCTTTGTTAATATCGCCTAAGGCGCATGTAAGTTCATTACGTGCTTTGGCAATCTCACCGAGTAAACTGCGTAACAGTTCATCGTCTGTTTTCCTATCAAGGATCTCCATATCTTTCTCCTATATAACTTTGTATTTATGGTATCAAAAGAATAGGGCAATAAAGCCCCATTCCCCACTATAGTCCTAAGGTAGACTTGTTAGTGTTATTACGCTACTGTAAAGTCACCAGTGATAGTGATTGTTACAGGTGTGACCCATACTGGGCTATCAGCAGAAACAGTCGGTGCGAGACCAGTAACGTACCCTTGACCAGAGATTGTTTTTGTGCCCATTGTGATGGATACATTAGACAATGTCTTGTTAGTGGATAAGCCTTGTACACCTAACTTAGCAGCAGAGCCAGTTGTCGCGCTTGCATTGCCGAAGAATGTTAGGTCTTCAACAACTAAGTTAGTGCTAATACTGTTTGTGCTTGTAGTTGCGATGGACAATTTACCTGTCTTGTTCAACTGAGTGTATGTGAAAATATCATTCGCGTTATTAATAGTCACATCTTGTAAAGATGGAACTACCAAATCTCCGACGATACTTGGTACGGATAGCGTAATAACTGGGTATTGACCCGATACGCCTGGAGATACTGTAATTGTCATTTTAAAATTCCTTTATTGGTTGGTTAGCATTTTTCTAAAACTAAAATCAAACTTTGTGACTAAGTTGTCACCGCTATATTCTGCTGTCACTTGACATAAACGATGTATTACACCATCTATATCTTGTGTTAATCTAGCAGTCTTTATAACTGATACCAAGTCCTCATAGTTTGGTAATAGCAATTTAGCGTCTATAGCGAAGTAAACTGTAACTGTGGTTATCTCATCTACGAATCCGCTACTCTTAAGCGTATCAATAAGTGTCTCTTGTTGCACCTGGTCGACGTCAACATAGATATACTTCTTGTTTTGTAGATATAGAGGAGCAGTATTATCTACCCAGGGCAAATTGTCAGAGAGTGTTAGTCCCTTTAGACTTGCCTTATTGGCAAATAGATAATCGTATATTGCTTGTCTCATTATCTAATTCTCTTAAGTGTAATCTGACCTGCTTGTTGTTCACTAGCAGATACAGTACCGTCAGCATTCAAGTCATACCAGTCGCCTGAAGTGATAAGTTCCGAGAAAAGTTGTTGAAACTTTTGTTGATAGAAACCTATCTTCGCATGTTCAGCACTATCCTCTTTCCCAAAATCTGCGATACTAGGAAGGATGTATGTGTGGAATGCGTAATACACACAAAGATCTGTAAAATCATTTTCACGATTTAGGATCAATGCTGCATTAACTTCTGGACTAGCACTAACTGAGTTAGAACCAGTGAGGTTAACCCACCAGTCCGTTGCTCTAATTAAAGTTAGAATGCGTTCAGTACTACGGATTAGATGTGTTTCAATAACATCATCAGTAAGTCCTTCATTAGCCTCGAATAGACGTTGGTCTGCGCTGAGTACGTCATTGTACTCTGCGAAACTTAAGACTGTTGTTCCTTGTTTAATGAAGGCCATACGTTACTCCGATTAAGCGTCAGCCAAATCTGCAAGAGAGATCAATTGTACGCCATAAGCGTCATACAATTCACCAACACCATAAGTTGCAGTAGCAACCAACTCAGTAGCACGTAAAGAAGCATCGCGCTGTGGCTCGATACGGATATCAGACATAACAGCAAGACCCAATGCATCACGGTGGAACAAGCCACCCTTGAATACGTCAGCAACGCCATCTAAATTACCTGTTTCATAAACAGGAACACCGGCCAACATACCAACGTAACCAGTAGCCATTGCTTGGTTCTGGATCAGACCAGCGTTAGGGTTGCTGTAAGTGCCAGTCAATGCCTTCTTCAAGTCATATGCTTGTTCTGGAGACAATACGCAAGCCAATGCGTCACCAGGAACACCAATGGAGCGTAGTTTAGCAACTGCCTTGAAGATCGAAGCAGCAGTCAATTCAGTTGCGTTTGTACCAACAACTGTGGAGAAGCCAGCAAACAATGCTAACAAGTCCTTGTCCATTTTACGTGCAATTGCTTCACCGAATAAGCGACCAACGTCAGCAACTACATTAGATGCAGCGGAGTTAGCAACTAAGTCAGTGATAGTTGTCATGATACCTGCTTCACTAACTGTCAACTGTACTGTACCAGTGGAAACAGAAGTGTTTGTAAGGTCAGTACCTTCAGCAACACCAGCAGCAGTTTGTGCAGTGTAGATAGGTACGTTTACTGTTAAGCCAGTGCCCATTGGGACGCTGTAGTTCTTAACTAGACCACGCATGATGGAACGCTCGCTTGCGACGAACATTGCTTCCTGGATGATCGATGGGATTAAGTCATTAAGACTTGTGGTTGTTGTTTCGTTTGCCATTATAAATTCCTTTAAGTGTTAATTAGGCTATGCCGTTCTCTTTACGATATTTTGCGTAAATCGCTCGGTCTTCAGGTTTACTCATATCCAATTTGAGTACATCAACTTTACCAGGAGCGGAAGAGTTAACATTAGATTTAGAATTTGTCGTTGCGGGAGATGCTTGAACAAAATGCGGATTCGAATCCAGGAACTCGCGCACTAAGTCTTCAACATGTAATGGTGTACCTTTATCGGAATAACGTACAGCACCCTTGTCATCTACTACCTCAACTTCACCTTCTGCACCTAAGCGTACTTTATCTGCTAACAAGGCCTTCACTTGATTGGGATTCACGCTACGCAATTGAGCAGCAGCATTTAGCAATGGAGTGTTGATCTTGTATTCCTTGATAACTTGATCTCGCTTTTGGATCTCAGCATCTTTCTTTTGTGCAAGTTCCTGTAGTGTTTTGTCGAATTCACCACGTTTGAGCATTTGCTCTTGGCGGCGTTGTTCTGCTTCAGTGCGTAATGTACGAAGTTCTTCGGGATCACCAAGGTCTTCATATGGCTTCAATAGGGTTGCTTGTAACTTGCCCTTTTGTTTTGCCAACATTGCGTTAACTTCTGCTTGTGTAAACACACGTTCTTTTGCTTCCTGAGTTTGAGAAGTCTCAGTTACTTCACTATCGCCAATATTTGTGTCGGTCATTGTTTCCGTTTAGCCTCTTAAAGAGTAGTTTGTGACATATACAGACTATTCTATATATGTCGTATTTTATTTATACTTACGCTACTATAGCGGTACCAGATATAGCAATACCCGGATCTACTTGAGGTGTTACTTCCTCGGCAGCCTCTACAGCAGCATTGTATTCAGCAACTTGAGCCGCAGACATGCCTTGTATGTCAGAAATAGTGTAATCATCCTCAAGTAACTTAGCAATCTTATTATCAATAAGCGCAAGTACAGCAGGATCAGACGCCGTATCTTTTGCAGTTTTTAAGTTAGTAAACTCTTGTTGTTTATCTTGCACGTTAAAACTGTCAGGATACTTAATAACACCATCCCATACATATCCCTGGTACATGGCAAAGAGTTGCCATAGTTGTTCTTCAGCAAGTTCAAGGTTGTCTGCTTTCTCAGATAATTTCGAGTTCAACAACTGAAATTCCGTGGCCATCGCTACACCAGACAGTACCTTAGCAGTTTTAGCACGAACAGAGCCAGTATTACTTTGCATATCAATAGCATCAGTACTTTGCTCAATGGACTTATAGATTGAATCAATAGAGCCACCACTATACTCAAGCAAGTATGGCTTTAAGCCAGGCTCAAGATTCTCAGGCATATTAATAAGTGAGCCAGCGCCATTACCTGCTACTGTGTCAGGTGTCTTAACTAAAGATGGGTGAGAGTCTAAGCGAATAGTTTGTTCTGCTTCAGAGATCATGTTGTAGATAAACTTTTGACTGTCAGAAATGTCAGTAATATCACTAACGCCCAACCCACGTACTGGACTGCGGGATGCATAAGCGATAACAGCAGGAATCTTACCTAATCCATTACGCTCAATAATTTCAGAGTGAATCTTCTTTGCTTCAAAGTCTACTTCCCATGTAGTAACGGTCTCAGGTGTCCACTGTTTAATAGTTTGTACATCACCATTAACTTCCTCTACGTACTTCAACATCTCTAATTGATAATGACCAACAGCATTGCGCTTCCAATACCAATCCAATACGCTTAGTGGGCTTAAGACGGATGCATAAGGGCGAACACCCATATTAATTTCATCAGCCCGGGTAATAGCGCCTACGTTAGGCTTGCTTAGTACAACCCAGGAGTGACCAAATACACTTGCCCAGGTTGATACATCCTTCATGAATGAATCTAAACTGCGACCCTCTAAGTCTGCATCTTCAAGGAATGCTTGTACTTCTGGTAAGTCAGTTAATACACCAAACTCACGGTCTGCTTCATCCTGGAACATAAAACTGTTATACACAGAGATGATGCTCTTACAGTGATTCTGCAGTGGAGTAGAGCGAATACGTTCAGCGTACTCTGCGTTAGTTTCTAATTGATAGCGAGTTAAGTAGTTACCTTGTTTATAGTCTACTCCGCCCATGTATGAATCAAGCAGGAACTTCCAGTTTGCCCTGTTCTCATTATAGATCAAATTTGTACTACCAATGTTTGATAGTTGTGTATCTAGTGTATCTGAAGCGCTCATTAGTATTCCTTGTTCATAGTTTATTTAGTACCAATAGAATGGCCCCATCTTTGGATAGCATATGGGTCATACTCTACCTTACGTTTGACGGGCATTAAGTATTCCACACCATAGCCTATAGCATCATTCATGTGGTCAAAGCCCATAGTTTTATCTGGTACTTGCGTACCTTCCTTGTATATTTGTTTGTCTAGACACTGAATAACATTCTTGCATTTTGGGTCAATCCATAGTCTAACAGTTCCATCACTAGCACACAATGCAGAGTTTACAGCATTAATACGATCACGTACAGGAGGGTGAGAAGAACGGTACTTAACATTAAATTTAGCATTTTGTAATATAGATATATCAGTGCGACCACCTGCACTAGTTTTACGTTGTGCACCTGCTGGGTCAGGGAATGCAGTTATACGTTTGTCAGGATAGCGATTATATATTTCCTGTACTAACTCATCTGTATTAGAGGAGTGCATAACTATCTCATCTATAATGTGATACCCATCCACCCCATCTCTTGTTACTTTGACCGCGATAGCCGCGCTAATAGGGCTAACGTTAAAGTCACACCAAACGTAAATATCTTGAGGTAACCCATTAGTAGGAATGTTATAAGTTTTGACATTACGCTCTCTGACGAATCCATAATAGATTTGTCCTGCGTATGTTTCAAACGTTGCGAGGTATTCTTGCCTGAACGATCTTTCATCTAAGTCCCTTCGTGCTTGCTCAATTTCCCATTCAGGGACATTACCTCCATCAAGTGTGGTATACAGGAAGGATTTCCATTCTGGATCCTCTCCTGACATACCACGTTGATATAAATCATAGGACCAGTTTTGTGTTCCATCTGGCGTGCCAATAAACAATGCAGAGCCCTGATGGTCAGACAATGTAGGACGCAATACTAGATTCCAGGTGTCTGGATGTATCATTGCGAACTCATCCATTACGATGCCATGTAAACCCACACCACGTAAACTATCCGGATTATCGCTACCACGAAGAGAAATTGTACTGTTATTCCTAAGAGTGAGTGTAAGGTCTGTTTCATTTGCTTTTGCTAACCAGCGTACATCCTGCAACTTAAACTTGAGCAAGTTCCACATCACTGCTTTAGACTGCCTGTAAGTTGGGCCCACGTAGAACACACGCTTACCAGGGTAACGTGCAATCTTTGCTAACTCATTCATTGCTAGGAAGGATTTGCCAAAGCGACGTCCCGCAATCAATACACGAAAGCGGGCATCACAGTTTGAGACTGTTTGCTGTGGGTTACTTAGTGGCATTAACTATTACTTCGATATTAGTATACTGTGGTTCATCTAGACTGCCCCAATCAGTATCTACTTCTTCCTCGCTTGATACATTAGCCATATGTCCTTCTGGAATGTTCTTACGGAAGATAGCATCATAGTTACTTGCATATTTTGCATGATCAGTGGGGCGTTGCTTATCACCCTTGCCTGCTTCTTCATATAACTTGTCCATGTTTACTCCTTAATGTCCAATGCCACTTCCCAAGGTAATACCTTATTGTCGTCAGAGTCGACTGGGTTCTCAGACTGACCAAGTATATTCTTACCTAGCCATATAAGCATTGTTGCATTACCGCTTAATGCTAACTTGATTTGTGCCTGGCGTAATGACTGCTTAAGGTTTTCCCGGCCTTTTATAAGTTCTTCGCTAAAATTATATCTAAGTGTATTAGCATCAATACCAATCCAATCACATATTTCAGAATCCTTACAGTTTAAGGCTGCTAGTTGATAGACTTCCTTGGGATTAACAGGCTTCTTATTACGACCAACAATAATATGTGGTACTGGTATATCAACCAATTTCTTAGGCTTAGGACCAGTTTTTTTAGGTGAGTCAGTCATATATCTTATTTATATTAGGGGTTTTACCAGTTCATGCTCACCAGAGAGTGCTCGCCAGTAGGCACCACCTTGTACTGCAATCATAGTGATCATCGTTATGTTAGGGTGATTCTCAGATACTGCATAACTGTTATAAAGCAATTTGTTCATTTGCTTTTGTAGTGGCTTATTATCCTTGAATGTAAGTGACTGTAGTTGTGGATACTTAAGGAAAGAACTTAAGTTAACTATGAGGTAATTGTAATTCGTGGGGTGTTGTTTCTTTTTACTCATACTTGTCCTCTAATGAATACACCATGGAATGCATCGCCATAACATCCATTCTCACCATTGTATGTTTTACTTTCAAACTTACTTTGATCTAGATTAGGTTTCATATAACTTAGTAAGTTCTGTATAGTAAGCATTTGCGGGTGACCTTCATGTGGTGGAATATTAATCCATTCGAATAGTCTAATAACTGGTGCTGCTTTAAATGCATTACGTAGAATTAGTTCTGGATTTTGTGAGTGCTGCATACAGTTATAGATCCATACTTCATCAAAGTTAGTTTCATCCACTTCTTCTCCAGGGATGACTTTAACATTTATGTTCTTTGTTTTATATCTGTCTTTAGTCCATTGTGGGTAGTTGATTGGATCGCAAACTAGTCCTTCTTTTAAGTTGTATGTCTTTAATAGCATTGATGTTGGTCCACCGCCTATATCAAGTATTTTCTTATTGTTTGCATCTAGGGAATAGTGATGTCCTGATAAGTACATTCCCCTTGCATATATAAAATGCTTTGCATCTTCACCGAATGTATTTGTGCAATCACCCCAGAAGTCTTCTTCGAAATCTAAATCACTCATAAGTGTACCATCCTTGTTTTGTATAGACATTGAGAACGTCCTGGAAATATCTTTCATATTGTGGTGCAACATTACCCAATACAAACTTATATCCATGGTCTCTGCAATTAACTGGTTTTAGGTTTGATACATTATGACATGCATCAACATAGTCCTTGAATGTGCGACATCTATAACCCGTAACTCCATCGATATTAAGTTCAGCGAATGCTGCATAGTCAGGAGTAATTGTTGGTGTACCGGATAGCCAGGATTCTACTTGTACTCCCGCGAATGGTTCGCCATACTTGGATGCGATGAAGAGGGCTTGTGCATTGCTCATAAGTTTCATTCTTAATTGCGGGTCAGCATATCCTACTTCCGTGACATGTTTCATGTCTGGGTGGGACATGTCATATCCCATTTCTTTGAGTGTACCTTGGCCCGCTACAACTAATCTCTTATTTGCTTTTCTCGTTGCATCAATGGCAATGTCCACACCCTTACCTGTGTATACTCTTCCTAGATAGAGAATGTAATCTTGTTTGGCAATTTGATACTTAAAATCTTCTGGGTCAAAGTAGTTGGGGATGACAACGTGGTAGTTGTCCTGGGTACATTGGTTGATACTGTTAAGTCCGCCGATTGCATTGCGTATTGCATGTGATTCAAATACACGCCATCTTGCGAATGCGCCTCCATAACCAATACCAGATTCAACAAATATTAGTTGCCTGTGTGAATCTCCGCCAAAGTGATCATATATTGCTTTGTGTCCATAACCCCATGTCATGCAAACAATGATATGCTCATTAGATTGAGACATTAATTCATTCAATACTTTAATACTATTTTCAGCAAATACTTTATGAGCATAATCATCTGCTTTGAAATACTTCGCAAAGCCATGTACTTTCCAGGCTTTGCTGTCTACGTAGTCATCACCATATGCTTGTCTATGTGCACTATTATTAATTACTGTATGATGATGAACATCATGTGCATTGTGTATTTTTGAATCTTCGTGGCCTAAGTGATGTATTTCATGCCCTCTGCCAGACATCATTTTAATCATCTTAAGTGCCTTTGACTGAAAGGCACATGCACTCCACTCAGGATGCGTGATAGTGTGAGGGACTCCTAAAATTGCTATTCTCATAATCTAATCCAATCTGTTAATCTATCTAAATTTCTTTGTATCGTCGAGGTGTGCACTTTATAGAACTCTGCTGCTTTCTTGATAGTTTCAAATTTGCCATCAGGAGTTTGTATAGCACATTTGCCACCAGTTTTATTATCAGTGAAATAATACTCTAATGGTTTGGAGATCATTCTGTTACGAATAGTAACGTCCGTGCAACCATGACTTTTTGCAGCATCACCGATAAATTTAAAATCACCATTTGGTGTGTGCAAACTACGTGCGCTATGTCTATTAGCGCCTCTTTTTGTGAAGGGATTTATTGCTCGAGCATCCTTTGAATTTTGACCTCTTGTCGCGCAATATATATTTCCTAATTGATATGGACCTGTATCATTAATGCGACACATGCATAATACATTAGGGTCAGTTCTAGATTGAGGTGGTTGAGTGTTTTTATCTATTCCATTAGATAACCACCAATCATACCATTCGTCGAATGTTAATAAGAAGCCAATGCCGCGAGTTTTCGCTTTGGCTTTATGAACTCTATATCTTTGTAGTGCGTTGGGTACCATGTACATCTCTATATCACTAGTATTTAGCAATTATAGAGTAAGCACAATTATATCTATAGAGTATTTAGTTGTTACTTTTCCAGGGAAATTTCATTAGCGATGTGAGATGAGATATCCTGAATAGCAACTTTCTCATGTGCTTTGGATTCCAACCAAGTAAACACTGTCCATGCAGCACCCGTGACCATTGCAATTACAGTTGCTACTTTGATTAGTGTCATGGCAATTGCATCCCACTTGAGTATTTGCTTTGCGCTAGTATTTGCTAAGTTGGCAATTTCTTTGAGTGTCGAATTCGTCTCGCTAACTGTGCTTGATAAAGTAGTAACGGCCCCAGTAATTTGATTAATTGTGTTCTGTAACTGATGATCTCGTTCTGTACTTGCTGCTACATGAGCATCTAACTTGTCAATGATGCGAACTTGAGTTGCATGAGTATCCTCAATGCGAGACTCAGCAGTTGAGA